GCTGGCAGGGTTCCGCCGCCGTGGCGCGGCGCTGGTAGTCGCGGGCGGTAGCTCGACAGTCTCGGCCGGCACTCGCCGCCGTGGCGCGTCCTGGCGCGTCTCTGGCGGTAGTGCGTTCGCTGCCGAGACTGCGCCGCCCGATCCGCTCGAGTCGGCGCTTGCCATGGTCGGCGACTCGAGTCTGACGATCCGTGCGGACCGGACGCGGGCGGTCGCGGCGGCGTGGTCGGGCGGATCGGCGCTGGCGATCACGGCAGGGCGGCTAACCCGGTCCGCGCTTGCCCTGGTCGGCGGTTCAGCCCTTGCGGCCGAGGCGGTGCGGGTCCGGCCGAGCGCGGTGGTGTGGGCTGGTGATTCGACCCTCACGCTTGCGGGCAACCGCGTCAAGGTGACGGGCATTTCCCTGGTTGGCGGTTCGAGTCTGACGGTCAAGCCCGCGCCGGCACCGGCAGGCATTCGGTTGGAAGTGCCTATTTTCGCGACTATAGAACTTGCCGTTCCGATTGACTCAACCTTGACGGTTGATGCGCCGATTATGGCGACTATCGAACTCGACTCACCCCTGAAATAGATGTTACTATCCCGGCGGCTGGACCGTAGGGATAGACATGCTAAAGCCTGCGCTGAAAATTGGTTCAGTTGGCGTTTCGATCAATCTGATCGGCACAATCGTTGATATTCCGGAAGACGCTGTTTTGTCCGTTCGCGTAAAGCGTCCGGACAACGAATATTTCGATCTGCCAGCAACGCGGGTCGGCGCTCAATCCGCCCGTGTGGTCACGACGGCGGAAATGTTCGCTCCGGACAAATTCAACGCATGCGGCACGTATCGTGTCGAGCTTGCCGTTAACGAACTGCGGTCACGTACGGCAGTTCTGCAAGTGCAGGAGTTGTGAGTTGGCAAATCTCGCGTTGCCAGAAATTCGCGCTCTTGATCCACACGACTGCGTTGTTGTGATCAATCGCCCGGCCGATTTCAATCCGACCGATCCGGACAAAGATGGCGATTTTGCGCTTGTCGATCCGACAACGCTTCCGGGTTCCGGCGACGGTATCGGCACTTTCGACGTTCTGTCCGGCGGCGCGCCGGCGACAGTTTACGATGATGTTTACATCTTTTCCGGCGGTAATCCATGACAACCACACGCACCGTCAAGATTTCGCTTCGCTGCGGTACTTCCGCCGAATGGGTTGCCGCTAACCCGGTTTTGCTGAAAGGCGAGGTCGGAGTCGAGCACGAAGGCGGATCGACAACGCCGCGGTTCAAGGTCGGTGATGGCACGCTCGCGTGGGTCGATCTGGCGTACAACGGCGGCTCGGGCGGCGGTGGCGAGGTTACGGCGGCGTCTGTTACGGCGGCGCTGGCCGAAGCGGTCAACAACGACACACTCGGGCCGCAGGTTGGCGACGCGGTGTCTGCGGCAATCGCTCAACTGACCACATCCTCTCGTCAGGCTCATTTGGCGGCGGAGTATGCCGATATTGTCTCGCCCGGCGAGACGCCGTTTCGCAATGAGGATGGCGACTTTGAAGGGCTGACGGTCGGCATTGATGTTGCCGCCACGCCCGCGCAGTTCATTTCCGGCGAAGACGGTATTTCTGACGGTGAGGGTGCGTTTACACCATACGTGCTCGGCGTAGCAGCCGCGACGTTCTGGAACAAGCGCGCCAACGTCGAGCAAATCAATCCGTACGTGATAAATCTCGACGGAACAGCGGAGTCTCTGAACGTCGCAATTCCGGTGACAATGAACGGCGATATTCAGTTCGGTTCGATCGGGATCGGGCTTGAGGGCTATCGCGGTCGGATCACGCTGAAATATGGCGGGCCGGGAATAACGACATATACGGTCGGCTTTGCGAACAATGCTAGTGGTGCGAGCGTCATCAACAAAGACGGTCTGACGCCGCTATCGCTGACACCGTACCGCCGCGCCTTGGTGATGATTGAGTACGAAATCATCACTGTGGGTGCGACCGGCGGACTTGTGATGATCCGCAATTATGATCGGTACACGCCGCCATTTGAAATTGTCGCATACAACCATCAGAATGGTGCATATGCGAGTTTGCCGGCGCATCTAAGAACGGACTCGTTCCTCATCATGCGCGCTCGGTCGTTTAACGCGTCGGACACGCTCACTAGTCCCTGGTCGCACGCCGTCACGCCTTACGTTGACGCGGACGCCGGACCGTTCTCGTTTCAGTTGGGGAAGGCGGTCGCACCGGCTGATAATAGCCTTACCTACCCGTTCACCAACGCATCGTCTAGGCACGCGTATGTGCACATGCGCGGCGGGCGGGTGATTCAAGCCGCCATCACATCGGCCGCAACAGGCACCGCGCTAACCCTACCGACGTTGAGCGGCATCAACCCGAACAACCGGCTGATTGGCGGCGTGGCGTGTCGTGCGGATCAAACGAGCCTCGATGCGCTAATGCCGTCCGGCTGGACGCAGCTAATCAATTTCTCCGGCGGATCACCGAACCTGATGGTTTTCGCGACGCCGGGCGCACACGGCAGCGCGTCGTTCGCGGGCGGTTCCGGAACCTTCGACACTGAAACGGGCGGTTGGGCGGCATGGATTGCCGAAGTGGGGCAGTAATCAATGGCTACGTATTATGTCGCCCCGAACGGCGGTGATGGCACAACGGTCAATGGCGATTCTGCACACCCGTGGAAGACGCTGACCAATGCGCGAAATCGTGCCGGTAGTGATGATACGATCATCGTTCGCGATGGTACTTACGATCTGACCGGACCGGTAAAGCCTAAGACTGGTCAACAGTGGTATTCGGAAACTCAGTACGGTGCTAAGCTCAACTGTTCGAATACCAACGTTACGAAAGCGTTCAGTCTTGAGAGAACTGGCGCGACCGATGTTACGATTGATGGTTTCGAGATATACGGTTCTAAAGGAAGCGGTATCGGCGCGAATGAGACTGTCAATCTCCGCGTTACGAACTGTCTCATCTACAATTGCGTAGACAATGGTATTGGTGCGAATAATTCCGATCTAATCTGGATTGAAGGCAATCACGTTCACCATTGCGCAACGATGGGTGCGCGTTCCGGCATTTCAATTCTTACGCCGAAGGTCGTCGCCGGCCGCGCAACGCCGTCTGACGGCTACCGCATCCACATCATGCGGAACATCACGCACCACAACGGCCGCACGACTGAGTCCGGTAAGTCGGACGCTGACGGCAACGGAATTATTCTCGACAAGCTGCACTGGGATATTAACGTCACTGGCGGCACGCCGTTCACCGGTCGCACGCTGGTTGAGGGCAACCTGTCGTATTTCAACGGCGGGTGCGGGCTCAAGCTCATGTCGAGCACCGATTGTCGTGTGCAGTACAACACGTTTTGGAGTAATCGCCGAAACCAGAATAAGGACGGAAATTGGAATAGTGGCATTGAGTCCATGTATTCGTGGGGCAACGAATATTACTACAATATTTCCGTTGCAACCGAAACGAACGAGCACGGGTTCGGAAACCACTATCAGCCGAATTCGTACGCTTCCAATCCGGACCGGCGCCCAATGGGACCGCAGAACAGAAACGATTGGTTGGGGAATATATTCTACGCGACAGGTACTAACGGCCAAGCTGTTAATCGCGAGAAAAGCGAGTTGCAGTTGCCGACTGCATCGCAGTACATCAACGCCGATCCGCTACTCAAAAACCCGAAAGAGAACGGCGGTGACTTCTCGCTTGCTGCCGGTAGTCCGGGCCTCGGTGTTGCGCCGGGTGGGAAGAACATTGGTTACTGGCAGGGTGGCACACCGCCCGGTCCGGTCAGCGTAACCGTCAAGACGCCGCCAACTGTTACGTTCGTTGGAACGAAGGCAGTTTCGGGCGGAACGTACACTTGGGCAGCGGGTACCTATAACGGTACGCCAACGACTCTTGTCACTAAGGCGCAGGTCAAAATTAACGGTCAGTGGCAAGCGGTCGATACGACTATCTCGCCAATCGGGACGTTCCCGACTGTGACCGAAGCGACGACGTTTGCGATCAAAGACGACGTGACCGGACCGGGTATTACCGGCACGCTCGTAAACCGGTCGGCAACGGTCACTGTTTATCCGCCGGACGATCCGGTTGATCCCGGCGTTACGCTTGAGGAACTGGCGGAAAATGTCGAGGAATTGCAGGCGGCGGACGATCTAATCCGCAATCGGCTGGCGCTACTTGAAACTAGCGGTAGCAACAAGGAAGAACGGTTGATCGCGGCGGAGGAACAGATTGCACGCTTCGCCGATGATTTGAGCGGAATTCTGACGACGCTATCGGACATGTCGCCACAGTTTAGCGAACTGTCCGAGCGGGTGAAAGCGATGACGGCGACCGGTACGTTCCGATTGATGCGGAAGGAATAGCTAATGGAAATGCCACATGTTGAGAGTCGAGACGCAGACGTTGCTAAGATGCGCGCCGTTGTGGTCGAAATGTCAACAGCACGTTGGTTCATTGGCATTGCTGTGACGGTGCTGATGATCCTTTGCGGCATTGTGTGGCGAGCATCGGCGTACGGTTCTCGAATTGAATCACTTGAAGCGTCTAGGCTTAGTCGCAACAGCGAAATGAGCGATCTGCGCAGCAACATCGCTCGGATTGACGATCGCATTCGTCCGCTTGAAATTACATCGGTAAGTACGGCGAACAGTCTATCTTATATGCGCGACACAATGGTGAAAATGGACGCGAAAATTGACAAGCTAATCGATCAGGATCACGACAAATGAGCGATGCGACCACAGTGCAGACGCGCCTAGCGGCGCTCGGGCTCTACACCGGCCGGATTGACGGGATCATCGGCCCAGCGAGCCTGCGGGCGATCCTGGCGGCGCTGGACGGCATGGGCGGTCGGTTGACCGGGGAGCTCGAGCCCGCGGCCGGCATAGACGACGAGACGCGGCGCCTGATCGCCGAGCTAGAGCGCGAGGAAGGGCGGGTTCTGCATGCCTACCAAGATCACCTTGGGTTCTGGACAATCGGGATCGGCCGACTGATCGATGGTCGCAAGGGCGGCGGGATCACCAACGCCGAGGCGGACGCGCTGCTAGCGAACGATATTGCTAAGGTCCGCGCGCAACTCGACGCCGCACTACCCTGGTGGCGCACGCTCAACGCCGTCCGGCAGCGCGCACTTTGCAACATGGTGTTCCAGATGGGGATTAACGGCGTGCTCGGATTCACGGGTTCGCTGCCGTTAATCCAAGCCGGCAAATGGGCGGAAGCCGGTCGGAACCTGCGCAAGTCACTGTGGGCGAAGCAGACGCCCGCTCGGGCTGAACGCGTCATTCAAATGATCGAAAAAGGAGTCGCGTAATGAACATCGTATCTGCAATCTTTGCCGATCCGGCGGTGACGAACGCCGTTGTGATGGTCGTTGGCAGTGTGGCGACATGGGCGGTCGGCACTATTGGTGCGACGCTCAAGCGCCGGTATAATGTCCAAATAGACGCGTCGCTTAATGACGCGCTGCTTGCCGCCGTCGATCGCGCAACGCGGGCGGCACTCGCCAAGGGTCTGTCGAAGGACGCTATTCCGAGCATCGTTGCCGGTGCGATCCTCGCCAACCGACCGGACACCGCGAAGCACTTCCGGCTGGACACTGCGACCGGCGCCGAAAAGCTCCGCGGGATTGTGGCCGACACTCTGGCGCGGGTGGAATAAATGGCTGTTGTAACAGCATCGGTCGCACTGTCTACGGCTTGGACGCTACTCGCTAGCGGCCCTGGTGAATTCATGTTTCAGCCGCGCGGTGGCGAAATGGAATTTGCTTTCGCCGCTAGCGCGCCGTCAGTCGGTGGGCAATACCATACCGCTTCGGGAAAGGAAAAATACAACCTGCCGTCTGGTGTGAAAATGTATGGTCGTTTGCTGAATGGTACGAACGGCGTATCTGTTATTGTGACACCAGGACAATGATTTTCAGTGATTCATTTTTCGCATCAACCGGCGTATTTAAGGATGCGCTGTTTGTGAGTCGCAACTCGCCCGACTTCGACATCTCCGGCGGCACGATCACCACGCCGACCGGGTACAAGGTCGCGACGCTCACGAGCTCGGGCACGCTGACCGTCACGGGCTCGGGGTGGCTCAATGGCGAGCTGGTGCCGGGAGGCGGCGGCGGGGCGTCTACCCGAGCCGGCGGCGGCGGTGGCGGTGTGCCAAAACACTTCCGCATCTGGGTGACGCCCGGGGTCTACGCCGTGACGATCGGCGCGGGTGGGTTTGGCGCGTCCGCGAACAACGCGCCAAACCCGGCGCAGAATGGCGGAGACACGACGGCGTTCGGCATCACTGCGTTGGGTGGCGGGGCTGGCGGCGCGGCGTTTCGGGTATCCCCTCCGTTAGGCTCGCCAAATGGTTCTTCTGGAGGGAACGGCGGTGGGGCCGGGCCGTGGGGTACCGGTAACGGCGTGGGCGGTGCGGCGACCGATCCGGCAGGATACCCCGGAGGTAACGGCCACGACGACGTGTCCGCCACGAACCGCTCGGGCGGGGGTGGCGGTGGCGCAGGCGGTCCGGGCAGCGATGGTGCCCCCGCGTCGGACGCATCCGGGGGGCCGGGCGTTGCCTCGATCTGCCCGGGGGTCTCCGCCGTCTACTGTGCCGGAGGCAAAGGTGGCGACTACGTCGGGACGAACCCCAGCGCCGGGATAAACCCCGGGGACGGCGGCGACGGCGCGGCTCAGCAAGTCGCTGGCGCGAACGGCGCCAAGGGCATCGCGCACTTCTGGATCGAGGCCGTATGACGCTGGACGGTCAGGATTGACGGTACATCCGCCTATGGTTCGAACATTCTCAAAGCATGACGCGGACGGTTGTTGTCTGTCTCGCCAACGCGGGCGGGAGCGCCACCATTCCCTGAATGTAGGCCGTCGTACGTTTCGCCGAACAGCATGCGCTTCGGCGATGAATGCTGAAAAACATATGATCGCGAGAACCACACCAACAGCGTATTTCATCCACCGGTATCCTTAACGATTGCCAACGCCTGAGTGTGTGTGAGCATTCGTTTCGGTGCGCGGCCCATAGCACACCGTAACTGCGGATGATCCGTGACGCCATACACCTTGCATATAGCGGGGTAATCGGGTGTTCCGTGGATAGTGCATCCCGCGTCGCCGAGGAATGGGCAGCGTCCGGTTAGCTCGGCCTGCTTGATGATCCAGCCGCTTCCGCCGTACGGGTTGCGCTCCCATTCCAAGAACGGTTTGCGGGCAGACAACGCCGCTTTGTCTTTGTCCGAAAACGGCACGACTGTACAACACATCGTGCACGTGCCACAATCAAGCTTCGGAACACGCGTCATCATTACCTCTCAGAACGTAAGATAACCGGCGATAAAGCCGAACACAATCGCCAACACGGCGGATACAACAAACTTAAACACTTTGTGAAACTTTCAGGTTGGAAGGGTAGGGTGGCGCTTAATGCGCCACCCTCTTGAACTCTATTGCGTCGCAAATACCATCTTCATAACCGCGCTCATATGCATTCGTACGACCGAGACAGGTGGGATCGTAATTTGCGATCATTTTGCGCGTGCATGTACCCTTCAAAATACTGAGTGTGGAAGCCGCCGACCGTATCCCCGTAACGTATTTCCGTTTCCTTCGTTGATGAATTATTTATCGCACCAACGAAACGATTCGTCAAACAGAAATGAACCGAATTTGCGCGTCGCGACGCAACCGCCACCAACGCATTTCACCGGCAACACCAACCGATCTGTCCCAACCTGGAAGCTTCAAGACATACAGATTGTCGGCACGGTCGAGCATGTGCTCATTATAGTCCCGCCAGAATTCCGCGTCGGTCGGCATGGCAAACCGATGTGCCATCGAATGACAATGAACGATCGGCGAATAAACCCACACCCGGCGTTTGAGCAATTCGGCCGTCGCCGCTTCGGTTTGCAGATACCGTTCGGACATGACCGCCGGATCAGGATCGGAGTAGGGCGAAGCGAGATAGATCATTCGTCGGACTCTGCGATCGGTACGCCCTCCCGCGCCTTGGCGGCCTTCTTGCGGGCTTCAAGCACGCGCTCGGCGGCGACTTCTTCGTCGGACGGCCCGCCGAGCGGCGGCAGGAACGGAAGGTGTGTCATCCCCGTTCCTGCCGCCTTTGCCGCGAGGCATGTTGGTATTGGCAAAGCTTCTCGCAGATCGGGCTGAGGGTGCGGCGCTCGTCTTCCGTCATACCGTCTTCGCACGCCCCGGCGTCCAACGCGCCGTCCAGAACTCCCCAGAGCATGCGTGCCTCTTTCGGCGTCAGCCTGAGTGTCAGATGCCTGTCGTTTCGTTGAGGACGGGGGTACGGGCAACCCGGCAAAGAACACCAATTCCCGTCATTGTCGCCGCAAGGGCACGATTCAAACTCGGTCATAACTAACCCCGTTGCTCCGCGATCGTCTTCGTCACCATGTCGTGGATGATTTGTCCGTAAGCGGCAGCGACGCCGGCCGGATGGGCCGAATTTTCGGCCGAGGTTGCCAACAGCGAGCAAAGGGCGGCAATAGCGTCGGCCCTGGTGTGCTGCGTAGAATTGAGGATTGGGGCAAGCGCCCCAATCAGACGTTCCGCCCGCTCACTATCCACCGTCGCAATCAATGATCCGATGTACGCGTGAGCGGCAATGACCGTATCCCGATTGGCCGCAGCATTCGCCACGTCGAACAGAGCTTGTGTGTGTTGCACGACGTTCATTGCGACCGTCCCTCGGCGACGATCTGGCCGAGCTTGCGGACCATGCCGGCCTTCGCTGGAAACTTCCGGTTCGCATACATCGGGTGCAACTTCGCGTCCGAATGGGTATCGAGCACACCGCAGACAATCGCTTTGGCCGACACGGCGGGGCCGAAACCAAACCCACCAACATGCTCGCCATCATCCCATACGAACGCACGAACGAAACCGGACGGCTTGAATTCGAACGAAACGGTTTTCATTCCTGATACTCCCATTCGACCGGGTTAATAATGCGGTCAATCTGCCAAGCTACGTTAAGTCCAATCGCAACGCCGGCTGCGATAATGAGGATGATCGCGGCGAAATGCGATATTTCGTACAGCCAACGTTTCATCGCGTCACCAGGGGTTTGTGATCGGTCGCAAGAGTGGCTTGAAGCGCGCGGCGTCGGCGACGTTCGGTCTGACACTCGTCAGGTTCACACCCGGTCAGTAACGCGTCACATCCGCAAACCGGACACTTGGTCGGTTCGGCCGATGCGTCTTCGCGCCAGTCGGCTTTGATCTGCGGCATTAAATCATTCTCCGGAATGGGGCGGTCAGGATGCGAGCAACCCGCGCAATAACGCATTGATTGTTCCACGCGATGATGAGTGAGCGTGCGTCCTGACCATCGCGGCGGTAGTCGAGCGCGGAACAGGTGTGTTTGAGAACGAAAAAGTCTTCCGTCTCAAACAACGGGCCGACATATTCCATTGTCGGCGGTTCATTGCAGTGCGGGCAGGGGATTGCACCGTCCGCACTCACAAGACTCACAGTATGGTGAGTCATTTCACTGCGTCCGCCAGGGCGAGGGCAACCTCACGCCATTTCGACCACCATTCAGTTGCGTGACTGTCCATAGCGTCGATCCAGCGCGGATCGCTCTTGCGCCACATTTCGAGCGGATGGCGCTGGCAGCCGATTTGCATCACCACCGAACCATCCGGCATGCGAGCCGCCGAAATCGGCCACACGGGCGTTTGCGCAGAAACAATTTCTTCGCCATTTCCTACAACGCCGCCGAGGTTCGCGCTGCGGAGGTTCGCGCCGTAGAGGTTCGCGCCGCCGAGGTTCGCGCTGCGGAGGTTCGCGCCGTAGAGGTTCGCGCTGCGGAGGTTCGCGCTGCGGAGGTTCGCGCCGTAGAGGTTCGCGCCGCCGAGGTTCGCGCTGCGGAGGTTCGCGCCGTAGAGGTTCGCGCTGCGGAGGTTCGCGCTGCGGAGGTCCGCGCCGTAGAGGTTCGCGCCGTAGAGGTTCGCGCTGCGGAGGTTCGCGCTGCGGAGGTCCGCGCCGCCGAGGTCCGCGCTGCGGAGGTTCGCGCCGCCGAGGTTCGCGCACTTGCCTTTATTGGCGTCCTTCAACCATTCTGCGTGCGCTTCGAGAACGGCTGCGATTTCCTGCGGTGTCATTGGTTCCATTCTCCCGTAATTCGTTGCCATTCACGACGAGCGCGCCACCAGCGGAACCAAGTGATGAATCTGTGGATCATCTTCGGCGCCTCTCGTTTCGTTAATATGAACGCTAACGCTTACGACAATGATTCGTCAATTACCAATTTGGAGATTTCGTTAAGGTACCAACGCAATTCGAGCGTGCGCCAATCGAACGACGACGCGTCGTTGCAGACGTTGACAAACCAGCCCTTTTCGATCCGAGCGGTTGTCTTCGGCATATGCTTCGTTAGCGTAACGCCATCGCGCGCGATGTGGTAGCGAGTGACGCGACCGTGAATGCCGCCCGCACTATCTATCAATTTCGACTCACGGCCGGTTTTGCACCGGAGCATAAAATCGTAAGGATCGCGCCAGTTAATCAATTCGGTGAGGGCGTCCGCACCGTCGAGCATGACGCGTTCGGCCACCTTCGGCACGACGAGCCCGCCGCAGTCCTGGTGCCAACCGATCGGCTTCCGCTTATCCGGGTTGGCTGTCTCGTAAGCGCCCTTGCGTTTCACCTTTCCGCCAGTGGTGCGAGCGATGTAATTGTTCACATCGCGGATAAACATGCACTCGTAATCGACCGACTCGATTTCAAGTCGCGTATGTGTTTCCCAAGCTTTCAAGCAGTCCGTCAGTATGTCCCGCTCGGATTTGGGAATGCGAATGGTCATGCCGTCCGTGTTGATCTGGATCATTTCGGCAGTCGTGTAGAGCATGACGGTTTCGGCCAACATGCAAAGCAACAACTGTCCATTGATCGTGATCGACATCGTATATTGCGGATCGTAAAACGGACTGTATGGATTGTTGCTATCGCCATACACACCATTCAGCGCGAGCTTGAGCACCCCGTTGACCGGATCGTCCTTCGGGTACTGCTTGCGCATCTGATATACTTGTTCGTAAATATCCGCGAACATTTCGCCAAGGTGTGCGGGATAAAGCCGGTTAGCGATGGCGAGGTTCGGGTAATACGACGCTACATCAACATCAACAATATCGTGGGTGGCAGTCGCACGAACTGCTTTGCGCTTGATCGAACCGTGAATACCGCCAGTGCCGAATACGAACGGAAAACCGCGCACACTGACACGCGTTAATTCCTTCGATTCCTTGTCGGTGCCGAACGCGTCTTTCGTATTGGTGATGGTCTGCGACTTGAACCAATCGAGTGTGCTTGCAAACTCGGGCATTCGGAATGACACGGACGGTAGAATTACATCGGCAAGCGCAATACTCTCCCGCGGCGTCTGGCGCGGTTGACGCCCACCAGGGCCGCGGGTGTAGCAGGTTCCCGGTTGTTGCTGTTCCAGCCGCATGATAAAATATTGCTTGCCGATTTTCGTGTCGTTGGCGTTTATCCAATCCTGTTCGTACTCGGCCGATAGCTTCTCGCGGAACGCAATCTGTTCGGCCGACCTACGCCAAAATTCAACGGTGGCGCCCACATCGTAAGCGCAACCCGCGATCGTCTCGTCAATCTGTTCGTCAGTTAGGTATTCCGCGTGCAATAAGTCATACGGCGGTTCTTCGATCCACGGCAGGCGCATGTTGAATTCAAGCGCCTTAAGCGATGTACTCCGCGCTTTGTTGTCGAAATGGTGTATCTTGAACAAGTCAATCTGACGTGCAAGTCGTTTGTTCGGCCATATCGTTTCGCCAAAGCGGTTCGTGTCTTGCGACTGGATTAATTGTTGTGCTTTGAGGTACGCATCATATGCCTGCCAGCCGGGCGTGTTCGCCATTGCGTGCAAAACAACGTAGTCGAATGCTTCGTTATTGAAGCCGACCATATTGCCGCCGGTTTGGCCTATCCAGCGAACGGACTCGATAAGTGCGGTGCTGTTGTCGCGACGCCGCGAGACTTCGAATATCCAACGCTGGTTGGTTTCTGGGCAGACGATCACCGCGCAGAAAAGTGCGCGGAACGTCTCAATATCATAGACGTAATTCAGCGGTAGGGGTGTGGTCATAGGGGTAAATCCGTCCGTATTCACACGGATTTACCGACCCGGCAGAATGACCACACCCTATTGTTTTTACAGGGTATTCTCTATCCTGCCGGGCCTACCAACCCGCTATATTTCTGTTTCTTCACAGTCGGTTACAGTTAGGGTGGTCAGTTCCGGCACTGCCGGGGTGGTCAATGCCAGTCGGCTCGCGGCACTCATGGCTAGTTTCCGGCGGTTCGCTGCACGGGTGTACGTGCTCGCTTCGCGCGGCGACGAGTGGCCGAGAAGCACCATTATCTGGTGCTCGGTCAGTTCAGATTCGGCCGCAAATGTGCCGACAAACTTACGCACACCATGGGCGGCTAGATCGTGCAAACCGGCCTCATCGCAACGTTCGCGAAACCAATTGCCAAACCCTTCCTTGCTGAACGGTTTGCCGTAATGGTTGATAAGGAATGTCGTCTTGCCGGTGCGCGTCACCGCTATAGCATCGAGCAACAGCGGTGACACCGGGAACTCAGACGCTAGGCCGGTCTTTTCTTGTTCCTGGCTGAACCATTTTCGACCATCAACCGTGATGATGTGTTGCGGGCCGAACGTTGATGCGTCACCGCGGCGGAACGCGGTGCAGATCAGGATTGCAAGGGCGAGATATGCTTTCGTGCCGCGCGGGTGCCGTTCGATGTATTTCGCTACGTCTGTCGTCGACCATGTCTTGAAACCGCCGTCTTTCGTTCGGAGTCGCTTAACGTCGCGCGCCGGGTTGTGGTCGGCGTGGTTGGCTTCTATCGCCCAAACGTATAGAGCGCGTATCACCTTGACGAGATTGTTCGCAGCGCCCGGCGTTTCGTCTTTCGCGTTTCGGAGCGATCGAACGGCCCGCATGTCCAGCTTTCGATAGTCGCGATGACCGTGCTTGGCGCAAAGGTTCTTAAACACGTTCGACCGTTGCCGACGCGTTGATGGCTTGAGATTGCGCCAAACCTGACTGCCCATGTACTGCAAAACGAGCCAATCGAGCGTTCCGGGCGTTGCGCTCGGCAGTTCGCGCGACGGATCGAAACTCAACAGTCGTTCATATTCGATTCGGAATTCCTCAGAATCCGAATCTCGACTTTTCATAACGCATCGTTTCCACGATGTGCGAAACCGGAAACGCACTTTGCCGTGCCTGTCGTGTTCGCGCGTGACGTACTTGATTTCATACTTCATCCCATCCGTCCAACGGCTGACCGGCCTTATTGGCCGACCAACCGTCTATCACGGAGTCAATCACACGCCGATCCCACAAAACGACGTGACCGTTCCGGTACGTCGCATCCGGATAGGTGCCTTCCTTGACCATTTTGAGGAAATACACCTTCGACACACCGACATAATCGGCGACTTCGTCCTGTTTGAGCATCCGTTTCGCAGGTAGGGGCATTTCCGTCACTCGGCAACCAACGACAGTCTGAGTGCAGCCGTCGTGTCGATCGGCTTCCGGTTTGGGCCGTCCGTGACGTACAGTTTACCAAACGAATCGACACGCAAGGTTGCGTCCGTGTCAATCACGTCCAACCGGAGCTTGTCGCGGGACGTGCTGCCGTTGGCGTACAAGCGAACGTATCCGCCATTATAGCGCGCATACAGCCCGCCGGCCCGCTCATAGATTGGCACCTGTTTGTACACACCGCCGCTAACGAGCACGGCGCATCCGCCCTCAATTTCCGCGAACATTGATGATCACCGCGCAAATAATGCCGACGACGATAAGGAACGTCAGAATCGTCAAATCGACGGTCTCGGTCGGGTGCGGACCGGAGGTTAGTAGCACCCACAGGGTGAGCGTGTCGGCGGTCATCGTCTTAACCTTCCATGTTGTGAAACCGCGGGCCTTCCGTGTGGCGCTCGCTGAACAGGTACCACGCGCAGTTGTCTTTGCCGGTCATGCTACTGTCCGGTATCCATTGCACCCGGCCGACACTGACGATCCGGCGGCAGTGCTTTTCGATCGGGCGGAAATATGCATTGTGGGCAAAATCCGCCGACAACAGGAACCATGACATTCGAAACGCCATGCACGTTCGAATAATCTCAACGGTTGGCTCGCCACGCTGGCCGATCGCCGGCCACGGTGGGTTGGTGACGATGTAGTCAGCATCGACCGTGGCGAGTGCAGGCAGGTTGCGAGCGTCCAACGGCAGATCACTCGCCCACACGCACACCATTCCGAGATGTTCGGTTAGGTGCCGCCGCAAATCGCCTTCACCGACGCACGGCTCGGCGAACCGGTCGCCCGGTCGCAACCAGGGCTTGAGCTTGAGCACCGGTTCAACGGGCGTTGGGTAGAAATCCCGGTCGCGTCGCTCGAAGTCGCTACGCTTTCCCATGCTGTTCGCACCAATCCGACAGTGCTCGACGATGACCGTTTATCCCGCCGGTCGGTCGCTTTGCGTGGCAGACACCTTGCCCGTTCCGCCAACGCTCGCCGGGTTTATCCGCCTTGAAAAAATTGCAGTTATAGCAACCCGGCTTGCCAACCGTGATTTTCGGTTTGCTGGTCATAGCGGGATGAATGGATTGGACGGGTGCGGCCGTGTGGGTTGATCGTCGCGAAGAATTTCACGAACAAGTCGCTCAACCTCGCGTCGCGCTTCCGGCGTGAGCCGTTCGGCAAAGCTGATCGTGTTCATCGTCACCGGGTCGCGCCGGTCAAACCGTTCAGGCTTGTCGTACAACGTCCGGTCACGACGATATTCATCGTCACCACCAGCGCCGGCCCATATGATTGCAGCAATCCCCGACAATGCGCCCGAAACAAACCCGGCAATTATCCAAGCGTAGAATTCCATAGTGTTCCTCCGATGATTTACCGACCGGGCGGCGGGTGACAGGCACAATGACACTCGCGCCGCCCGGTCCTTCCCTCCGGTTGCCCGGAGAGGTTCCGTCAGGCGCCGACTCGAGGCGGGCCGGCGAGGATGCCCGGATGCGGCGGGTACGCGGTCGTTGCCGGCGCGTTACCAGGGTATGCAGTCGATGGCGCCGGATAGCCCGCAGCGGCCGGCGGTGTTCCAGCCGGGGCAGCGTGCGCGCCGATCGGGACTCCGGTTGGTGCAGGGTTGCCAGCCGTCTGCGGAGGGATGTTAGAAGGGTATCCCATCGCAGGGGGTACGGACGCAGGACCGGCCGCGGGCGGCATTCCCGCATGTGCACCATGGGGCAACCCCGGCGCGGCGGGTTGCGGCGTAGGGTACCCGGCCGGCGCCTGACCGGGCATGGCGTAGCTCGACGGTAGCGGCGCGGCGCTCGCGCCCGGCGGAAGCTGCCCCTGGAACGTGCTACCAAACACCTGCGTCGGATCGGCCGTACCGCGGATTTCCTCGCCGTATCCGACGAGTCGGACCATCACGGGGTTGAGGTAAATTCCGGCGGTATGGTCGGTCTTGTCGTTCAGCGCCGACGTGCCGGCAACTTCGATGTACCAACCCTTCTTGATTTCGGCCGGATTGATGAATTGGTTCTGTCCGTTGCAGCACGGAATGTTGTCGAACGACGACGAGAACCGGAAGACGTAGCACCCGGCAATGTTCGGGTTTGGCTGCTTGCCGGGTGCCGGAATGTCGCCGTCTTCCACCTTAAGCGAGTAGAGGTTGAGCGACAGATTTTGCGCGACAGCCGCGATGTTCTGATGGATCGACGGCGCGAACTGTCCGCGCTTGGCGGCAGTTTCGTTCCACGCGAAACCGATCAGATCGTTGAGAGTCGTCTGTCCCTGCGCCTTCGGCACGGCGACGGCGAAGAACCAACGCTGCTTGTCCAGCGGGATCGGCTGACCTTGCATGTCCTTTTGGACTTTTTCGGTCAGACTTCCTTGGACGAAACGTCCGAGAATGGTAAACTGCATTCGTTATTCCTCGCCGTAAAGAGTGCTTTCAGGAACGGTCGGCTTGTCGTCAGGCAACTTGACGCGTTCGGGTTGAAACACTGACCGGTTGATAGCCATGAACGCCTGTTCAAGTTGCGTCCGGCCGATCGCGAGCCAACGCTTATCGATGTGCTCGCTCATTTCGGAAACCCTGCGCGTGCCCATTTCTGGTACGCCTTGGCGAATTTCTTCTCGGCACGTTCAAGCTTTTCGGTGAGCTTGGCGCACCTGCGCGTTGCCTTGTGGTACTTGGCAACAACCTTTTCAGTGTCTGGCACGGAACAACCTCTCTATGTCGTCGGGTTTCATTTTCGTCAGCCGCGCCCGTGTGGGCGTCCGTTCGGTCAGACTGACAGGGACTTTCCGACCGATTTCGCGCTCAACCTCGGCCGGTGTGCGCGGAACGGTTTTTGTCGCTTGTGCGCCGAGGGCGAGCGCGACCACATCGGGCGCGTACTTCCATTTCCGATCGGATTGACCGCGCGTAATGGTGTACGTCGGGATTACGTCGCCACGCTCGACACGTGCTTGCGCTTCCGCTTCGATAGCGGTTCGCCGAGCGGTCAACAGTGCGTCGGACTCGGCGAGGAAATCCAACTCGGCGGCAAGTTGCTGCGCGTCAAGCGCCGAATGTCGGCGCGACCGGATCACCGCGTGCCGATCGTAACACGTCCTGGCGAGTGCATCGCATCCGGCAGCGGCTGGGCAGTACCGGCAATGCGGGCCGGGCGTCGCGAGACTGTCGGGCTTGTATGCTTCGACCGCGGCGGCATGAGCCGTGCCAAGCCATTCTTGATATTCGGCAGCCGTCCATTCAACCGTGCGGAAATGTCCGTCCGGATGCGCGGCGCGCGGCTGGTAAATGCCGAGAACGATCCGTTCTAGTGGACCTTGGAATGCATGTCCGTATGTCTCAATATAGCCCGCCGCGTAGCATCGAATTTGCGGTGTGGTCACTTCCACCAAACCGCGGCCGTATTTCAGATCGATAATGTATAACGTGCCGAACCAAACATCATTCACGTTACGCCAGATAAGAACGACGCAATCCGACGTGCCAACAATCATTCCGCCGAACAGGGAAACCGGAACTTCGGCTAGTTCATACCCGTTGGCGAACCGGCCGATGGTGGCAACATATGCGTTAACGTGCAGCGCCATTTCGCGATCGACAATCCAGCCGTTCGCGTGTGCTTGACCGACGAGCGTAAGAGCGTCCGACACACCATCGTTGATGCACCGTTCGGCAACCCATGCGGCGCACGTTCCCTCGCGGGCGGCGTCGCCGGTATCCTCCGGTAGTGCTGCGGTAAACCGCGCGCTTGCGGCACACGGCACCCAACGGTAAGAGCCGGACGCTCTTAGCTGCATCGATCAGACTCCAAACCGCTGGTAGATTTCGGCAATAAGTTTGCCGCGACCGGTTTCGTCGGTTTCAATTACGTCGTTGGTGGCAACGCCGAACGATTTGATCAGCATGTCCGTCCAGACGGTCGGGGTAAGCTGACCGGGGAACTTCGTCTGCACGTCGTTGATTTTCGACCAAACCGCTTCAACAGGGACCGGTGCGGCCGGCATCGTGGGAGCGGCAGGAACCGGAAGCGTCGGCGCAGCAGCCGGCGTGAGCGGTGACGGAATGCCTGCGGTAGCCGGCTGCGGAGTGAGTGGCAGACCGGGTTGAGCGACGATCGCCGCACAACCATTCACCGTATTACCAGCGACGTGCATTACCTGGGCCGGGCCGGTACCGGCGGGCGGCTGCCAACCACCCGGAGGCGGCGCGTCATGGGCAGCGGCGGGCGTGCCGACAGAGACTCGTGCGGCACTCTCGGCGGCTTCCGCGGCCTGCTTTTCCGCGGCGGTCAGGCCTTTCTTACGGCGCCACGAACCATCGGCGTTCCGGGTGCGCTTCGGCGTGTGGAAGTTGACGAGCCACGGCGTGCCGAACGCATCGACCGCGGGCGCCGCACTGTCGGCCGGACCGTCTTCGTCATCATCGTTGCCGGGCACCACCGTAACGCCGAAAGCCGCGCCCATTGCGAGCACGTGAGCCCAATCGGCCGGGTCGTGCGGGTTGAACGTAATTTGCATTGGAAGCCTTTTCCGTCAGGGTTGACGTTGCTAACAGTAGTTAATATCGTCGGCATGTCAACAGGGTTTCCGAATGCTCCGCGACTACCAACAGAAAATTCATGACGACGTGCTAACCGCTTGGAATTCCGGCAATCGGAACGTCCTGGCGGTCGCACCGACCGGTGCGGGTAAGACGGTCATCAAAGCGCACATCGCACGATCGGCCAACGCGCCAACCGTCATGATCGCGCACCGTCAAGAGCTTGTCGGACAGATAAGCATGTCGTTAGCGAAGCTCGGAAAACACCACCGTATCATCGCCAGCCGCAGCGTCGTTCAGGAAGTGATTAATCAACACGTCCGCGAGTGCGGCGACTCGTTTTATACGATGGGTAGCGATCTGGTCGTTGCCGGTGTGGATACACTGATTCGTCTCGATGCATCCCGCGAACGTTGGTTCGGTCGCGTCAAACTATGGGACATTGACGAATCGCACCACGTCTTGCCGTCAAACAAATGGGGGCGCGCGGTCGAGCTATTTCCGAACGCGCTTGGACTCGGCGTAACCGCAACTCCCATTCGTGCCGATCGCAAATCGCTCGGCCGGGAAACTGGCGGACTGTTTGATTATATGGTCGTTGGTCCGTCCATGCGCGAACTGATAGCGCGCGGGTTCCTGTCGGAATATCGAATTTTCGTACCGCCGCAATCAATCGACCGCGCAAAACTCGACGTGTCTGCCACAACGGGGGATTTCAATGCTGCGACGTTGCGCAACGCTTCTCACGAATCCACTATTACGGGCGATATTGTTCGTGATTATCAGCGACTCGCGTCAGGCAAACGCGGTATCACATTTGTCGTGGATGTTGAGACGGCAAGGGATGTTGCGACCGCATTCAATGCGGCCGGCATACGGGCCGAAGCGGTAAGCGCGCAGACGCCCGACCGGGTTCGCGGCGAATATCTGCAACGGTTCCGCGCTGGAGAAATCCGGCAACTCGTCAACGTCGATCTGTTCGGCGAAGGAATGGACGTGCCAGCGGTCGAGGTCGTCAGCATGGGACGGCCGACCGAGTCCTACGGTCTGTATGTCCAACAGTTCGGCCGCGCGCTCCGGCCTGCCGATGGTAAGACGCACGCCATCATCATCGATCACGTCGGCAACGTCGTTCGCCACGGATTGCCGGACCGGGAACGCGACTGGCACCTGAACGACGTTGAGCGGTCCCGCCGCGCTCGCAAGCCGGACGATGAAATTCCGCTGACGGTATGCCTCGCCTGCATGCAGCCATTCGAAGCTTTCCGCTCGCGGTGTCCCTGGTGCGGCGAACGTCGTCCGCGTGCCCCTGGTGGCGCGTCTCGGCCCGAGCAAGTCGAAGGCGATCTAATCGAGCTTGATCCGTCGATCCTGGCAGCGATGCGCGGTGAGGTTGCGCGGATCGATGGTGAACCTACCATCCCGTTCGGCGCCAGCGAGCTTGTTGCCGCGAGCGTGCGGAAGAACTGGCGAACGCGTCAGGAAGCGCAAGCAGTGCTCCGCCGCGGAATTGCCGGTTGGGCCGGCGTTCAGCGTTGGCGTGACGGGCTCGATGATGACGAAATAAACCGACTGTTTTTCATGCGGTACGGAATAGACATTCTATCCGCACAAACCCTCGGCGCAAGAGAAGCGGCCGAGCTAACAGCGAGGCTAGCGTTGTGATTATTTACGATCGTACAACCGATGAGTCGTTCGAACCTGTCATGCTGCGCTTGCGACCGAAACGAAATCTCACGTTGGGTGAGCAAGCGCAATGTCGAGCATGGTTCAATGGTGTTGCGGAAGGTTGCATCAGCCATGATGGTATGGGCTGTTGGTTCGTACCAATCCGTCCGAAATCTATGACACGTTGCGAAATTTCGGTTCGCATTATGAACAAGCGGGTTTGGACGGCGACGGAATATGGTCGCTATCGCAAATGGATTAAACGCGTTCGCGGCATCGCGCGCGTGATCCTGACGGGAACGGATGGATTGTCCGCATTCCGGCAGAGTGCATGCTATGATCGCGCTTGATGCCTGGTGCCTGCGGTGGAACGTGCCGCCGCAGGCATTGCGAGAACTCTTAATATCCGATGTACCGCAAACCGGCGACGCGACGAGTGAAGCGGGTGTGCAAGCACGCGTTCGTCTCGAAGCGCCAGCGTGCAACGTTACACTGTGGCGGAACAATTCGGGCGCGGCTGTTGACGATACAGGTCGCCATATCCGTTATGGGTTAGGCAACGACTCAAAAAGAGTAAATGACGTTTTTAAGTCGTCCGATTTGATCGGTATACGACATGACGGGCGATTCGTAGCGTTGGAATGCAAGCCGCCCGGTTGGCGGTTTAGCAGTAACGATAAACGGGCGGTAGCACAAGCACGGTTCATGTATCATGTCCGTGCGGCGGGAGGAATTGCTGGTTTTGTAACGAGTGTGAGTGATCTACATGCGCTTGTCCGGTAGTTCTCGGCGGGCGCAAATCCTATCGATCGGCTTGGCGATGGCGGGCCGGGATGGGCTGTTATCCGTGACGCACGAACGCGTTGCCGAGTCGGCGGATGTGTCGGCAGCTACGGTGCGTCGGTACTACCACACTGCGGACAATCTGCGCTCGGCGATAGCGTCTCAGGACGGTGTACCGCAGTCAGTAGTTTTAGATGCGCTATCGCTCGGATTGCGTATTGCAAACCGCAACGGTTAACGCTATCAATATGCGTACCAGTTTGCGAATCGATAAAGGAAATACGAATGTCCTACAAAATCGACAAGAATGTCCCGATCCCCGAAGACGTTCACTCGGCCGGCGAGAAGCGGGCGACGTATCCGTTTGCCGACCTGGAAATTGGCGACTCGTTCTTCGTGGAAGGCAAGACCACGATGACGAGCACGCTCAACAGCGCGTCGCGCCGGCTCGGGTTCAAGTTCGCGTCGAAGGTCGAAGTGGTCAACGGCGTCGAGGGTCTGCGCATCTGGCGGACCGAAGGTGCGGTGGAAGTCAAGAAAGACGCGCCGCGTCCGCGGAAGCGCAAGGCCGCTGCGACTGTCGAGGTTCCCGTGCCTGCCGGCGAGGCTGCCGCAGCTTAACGGGCCTGCCCGTGGGGCGTTGACGGCCCGGTTCGGGATGCGAACCGGGCCGTTTTCTATTTGTGGTGTACGCACACAATAAACCGTCAATATAAGGCGGGTTGTCGTATGTCATGTCGAAAGCTACAATCGAAAGCTTTCCGAGAGGTTTCGTCGTTATGGTACCGTCGCTTCCGCCGCGCTTCATCAACTATCGTTTGGAGCCGCTGCCGGATGGTACCAATACTAAGATACCGGTCGACTCCGCCGGACATAAGTGTGACGCACACAACCCGGCGAACTGGCGCACGTACGAACAAGCCGTAGCGACAGGTTTGCCGGTCGGATGGGTTCTGAACGGTGACGGATATTTTTTTGTCGATATAGACAAATGCAATGAAGGCGGTCGGTGGTCGCAACTCGCGCTGGACACGCTCGGCAAATTTCCCGGCGCTGCGGTCGAGGTATCATCGTCAGACAACGGACTGCACGTCATCGGCCGTTGCGATCCATCATACGACTGGACGAAACACCGCAACAAGTTCGGCGACGGTCATCTGGAATTTTACACGTCCGGTCGGTTTGTCGCATTCGGCGGCGCGGGCGGCAGGGGTGGTTGGCAGGGCTCGGCCGAGATTGACCACACCAGGGCGCTTGCAGCGTGGGTGCCGATCCGGCCGGTTGTTGAACCCGCGGCGGCTGGCGGCAGTATCTCAGGGGCGACGGATGAACGGGTGCTCGAATGCCTGCTACGCGCCCGTAGCGCGGCCGGCGTGTTCGGTGACGCGGCAACCCCGGCGCAGCTATGGGAGGGCAACCCGGCCGTCCTGGCGCGGTTCTACCCGCCTTTCCGACCAGGGCAGGACTTCGACCACTCGTCGGCCGACTCAGCGCTCTTGACGCATCTGGCCTATTGGTGCCAGCGCGATCACGGCCAAATGGATCGGCTGTTTCGCCGATCGGGCCTCATGCGCGACAAATGGGACAACCGGCCGGACTATCGGGCGGCGTCGATCGGCGGGGCGTGCGGGATCACGACGCGGGTTGTCGATTGGACACCAGTTGCCGTGCCGACAGGGCAGGGGGCAGGCGGCAGCACACCGCCGGCAGGGACGATCCTGTCACCAACGGATCAGGCGGCATGGTTTGAAGGATGCGTGTATGTCGCGGTCGATCATGCGGTTTGGACGCCACGTTACGGCTTGCTCAAACCCGAAGCATTTCGAGCACTGTACGGCGGTAAAGAATTCGCCATGGACAGTGACAACCGCAAATTTTCTCGCAATGCGTTTGAGTGTCTGACCGAGTCACGGGCGGTGACATTTCCCAAGGTGCTGACGACGACATTCCGGCCGGACCTTCCGAGCGGAGAAATTGTTGACGACACGGTGAACGTGTTCGTTCCTCGGGGTGTGGTTGCGGCGGCGGGGAATGTGGCGCCGTTCTTTGACCATCTTGCTAGATTACTGCCCAATGCGACAGACCGGGCTATCCTGTTGCAGTGGATAGCTTCGGTCGTGCGTCGGCCAGGCATGCTCATTCGTTGGGCACCTGTCCTGCAAGGTACGTATGGCAACGGTAAGACGCTGATCGGCGCTATCGTCGGTAATATGTTGGGCACCGAATATGTCTCGACGCCGCGACCGCAACAACTGAACGCCGATCATAACGGCTTTCTGTTTCGCAAACTCCTATTGTTGGTTGACGAACCTGATGCGCGGGAGCGTCGGGAATTCATGGATCAACTGAAAGTCATTGTGACGAACGACACGATTGATATTCGAGAAATGCGGCGCGACGGTCGTTCCGAGCGCAACACCGTCAACGTGATGTGCTTTACGAACTACCAGGGCGGAATAACGAAAGACCGCGACGACAGGCGCTATGCGGTCTTTCACACTGCACAACAGACGGTCGAGGATGTTCAGCGCGACGGTATGGACACGACATATTTCAACCGCCTGACTGCCTGGATGAACGGCGACGGTCCGGCCGCACTGCGCCACTATCTCGAGTCGGTCGATATTTCGTCACTACCAAGCCGCGCGCCCGCCACAACGAGTACGGCCGACGCGATCGGCGCAAGCATGTCGGAAGCGGCGTTGGTCGTACTCGAAATGGTCGATTCCGAAGCGATCGGCTTCCGCGGCGGCTTTGTGTCGTCGTGGGCGGTACGGAACGCCCTCGATGCGCAGCGAATGAAGGTGACTAGGCGATCATTTCCCAAAATTATGCATGAATTGGGTTATTCGTGGGCCTTCAAAGCCCCTCATAATTTATTTGAGGAAGGTGGCATTCGCCCGCAAATTTATTCCATCGGCGGCGCTGGGAACTTCGCGGGCTATTTATCCGCGAATTATCCCGCCCGAATGCTTAATTCCGTATAATTCTCCCGTCCTGTCGGCTTGTTGTCCTAATAGGCGTCTCGGTTTGAGACGCCTATTTTCTTTGCGATTTCAACCACATAGCCGAAACCCGTCCTGAACGGTCCTGTGAATCGCATTTCGGCGCCAGCACGCTCGCGGCGGGGGTGGGTGGCAGATAATTATGCATAATTATCTCTCCTATCTTCTCTTTCTCTCTTTCATTAAGACGAATAAGACAGAAAGAGATAAGGGGATGAAAACAAAGAGAAATTTGAAGTTTTGATCGGAAAATACATTGAGACACACTAGGCCAATTGGGACGGCGGTAACGGCGAGGCGCCGTCCGCGGTAATGTGGTTGCCATGATCAGGATCGAATCGAATATTGATGATGCTTTGACCGGGCTCGACGCGTTCGAAGCTCGCGAGCTTCCGTTCGCCATGTCGCGCGCCATGAATGAGACGGCGTTCGAAGTGCGGCGCTATATCGTTGAAACGGTCTGGCCACGATCGGTCACGCTGCGCAACTCGCGATTCGCTGCGGCGGCAATTCGTGTCAGCAAAAAGGCGGACAAGCGCGACCTAACGGTTGAAATTCGGGATACGCTCGGACGTGACGCTTTCAGCCGACAGGCTGACGGTGGTGTTCGATCGCCTGTCGGCGGGCGGCAGCATTTGGCGGTGCCACAAAGCACCATCCGGCGAAACGCTGGTGGATCGGTCCCGCGTGGCAAGCGTCCTAAGTCCCTGGTTGGCAAATCCGGTGTGTTCAAGAATCGGGCTGGAACGGCAATCATGCAACGACTTCGGGGCGGTCGTGTTCGTGTGTTGTACGTGCTCGCTCCGAACGCCAATATTCGCAAGCGTTTTCCCGCATACGATGAGGCAGAACGCATGTGGAATCGTGTGTTCCCGTTCGCATTCGACAGTGCGATGCAAGGCTCGCTTGAAAGTTCGTTCAGACGGTTGACAATGCGTCCTGTTCGGTGATACGTTCCAACTTGGTTGTAATTGAGGGACCGACCAATGTTCAAGATTGAAAAAGGTATTCCCCTGCCGGAAGCGCCGACGCGCGGTGGAAGACGTTCGATTTATCCGTTCGGCGATTTGGAAATCGGAGATTCGTTCTTCGTTCCGAACAAGACCAAGATGGCAAGCACGATCACTGCGGCCGGTCGGAAACTCAACGTCAAACTTGTATATCGGGTGCAGGAAGAAAACGGCAAACCCGGAACTCGTATCTGGCGTGTCGCTGACGATGATCCTGCTGACGAATCCGAGCCGGAGCTTGTCGAGGCAAGCAGCAACCGGCGGAGTCGCAAGTGAGACTGGCGGCGGGCTTAGGGCTCGCCGCTCTTGCTTTGGGCGGTTGTGTTGCCGACTATGTGCCACGGTCAATGTACGTCGATTATTCGTGCGATCAGTTGCGCGAGGAACTGTCGGTTATCGATTACGAGCTAAAGCGTCTCGACGGTGCGTATGGCTGGCCGGTTTTGACGCAACGAAATAATCTACACGGGCGACAGAACGCTGCCCGTTTAATGTATTTCGACAAACGATGCGGCGCGATATAGTTCTCTCTCTATATGATTATTCCGGTCTAGCCGTTCAGCCTTGGGCGGCTGCCGGATATTCGTGTTTCTGTTTCGACATTAAACACGGCATTCGCCAGTCGAATAATGTGCATTTCGTCAAAGCTAATCTTTGGCAACGCTGGTCAATTGATTGGCTAATTTCCGGTCTGCGTAATGGTCCGTTTCGCGACCGGGTGGCATTCGTCTTTGCGTTTCCGGTCTGCACCGACCTTGCAGTCAGTGGGTCGAAACATTTTGCCGCCAAGCTCAAGCGCGATCCACTCATTCAACAACGCGCCACCAAATACGCCCGATGGTGCGCGGATGTGGGTGAGGCTGCCGGTTGTCCGTACGTGATTGAAAATCCGGTGAGTCGTCTTGCGTCGCTATGGCGTGAGTCGGATTATCGATTTGATCCGTGCGATTATGGTGGGTATTTGCCAGACAACGACGTGCATCCTACGTGGCCTGAGTATATTCCGCCACGTGACGCATACACCAAGCGCACGTGCTTTTGGACAGGCGGCGGTTTCGTCATGCCGCCTGTCGCTCGGGTCGAGCCTGAGACGCCTGGTGAATCGCGTGCCTTCCGCCTGCTTGGTGGTAAGAGCGAGAAGACAAAGACTATCCGCAGTGCAACACCACGTGGTGTGATGCGTGCAATATTTGAGACACACCACGTTCAATAATTATCGCATAATTATTCGTTGATGCGTCGATTTGATTCGTGGTATAATGGTAGGTTATTCATTATTTTCGTGGGTCCTTCCGACGCCCTACGGGTCGAGGGTAACGCGCCACCGCGATAAAATTCTAGCGCCAGATAATCGCATGGAATTATCGTTCCGAACGCGCTAAAACGGTGGAATTCCTATTCCAAACACGAAAAGACCGGCCAAATTGCTCCGGCCGGTCGAGTTGGGAGGAAACGACGCGTGCGCTCCGAAACGCAAACGACGATGCTATAACGCTACGACAAACTACGCTTGACCACAAGCGGATTCGTGACGATAACCTTGTCGGTATGGTACATCCTGACAACCGACATATTGACCGAAAAGTGACGCAAGAGGAAATTGCGGCATGGGCCGGACTCACGGTTGCGCGTGTCGGTCAATATATCCGTGCTGGCGATGGTCCTAAAACGGGAAATGACGGCATAATCCGTGTGGTCGAGGCGGGCGCCTGGGTTCGCGAGTATGCGGTTCGGAAGGCGAAGCTCGATCGCGGCGGCGATGGTGAAGTGCGATCGTTGAAGGATCAAGCCGACGCAGCGTTGACGCGGAAGAACGAAGCTCTGGCGCGTAAGACCGAACTGGAAATTCAAGTTCGCGAGGGGCAGTTGATCGAAGCGGCAGCCGCAGCGGCGGTGTGGCAAGATATTGTCGTGCGTGTCAAAACGCGGATGCTGCAAATTCCGAGTGCGGTTGCGCCGCATGTGACGATCGAAAGTAATCAACATCTAGTTCAACAACTTATTGATGATGCAATTCGGGATGCACTGACCGAATTGTCGGATGGCGTCCCGTTGGCAGATGTTCCGCAGTTCGGTTGAGCTTGAAAACGAGACACTTTCGGTACTCCGCCCGCCGCCGCGTCAAACGGTAAGCGAATGGGCAGATATGTTTCGCCGGCTTTCGCCGGAAGCGTCCGCCACACCGGGACGTTGGCGCACATCTGCTGTTGAGCATATGCGCGAGGCAATGGATTGTATCGGCCAGCCGAGCGTTCGTCGCATTGTCATCATGTCTGCGTCACAGATGGCGAAGACGGAACTATTGCTCAACACGATCGGCTATTACGTTCATAATGATCCAGCGCCAATGCTGCTAATGCAGCCGACGTTGGAAATGGCGGAAGCGTTCAGCAAGGATCGACTTTCGCCGATGGTGCGGGATACGTCCGTTTTGCGCGAGCGCATTGCGGACAGTCGTTCTCGCGATAGCGGCAACACGATTGCTCACAAGACGTTCCCCGGCGGTCATATCACGATGGTTGGCGCCAACTCACCAAGTTCGCTTGCGTCGCGTCCTATCCGCATCGTGCTGCAAGATGAGGTTGACCGGTACCCGGTATCGGCCGGCGCCGAGGGTGATCCGGTGACGCTCGCAATCAAGCGCGCAACGACGTTTTGGAATCGTGTCGTCATCATGACGAGCACACCGACCATTGCCGGCAACTCGCGAATTGAAGCCGCGTTTCTAGAAGGCGATCAGCGGCGGTTGTGGTGTCCGTGTCCGCACTGCGGCGAGCGGCAGACGCTGAAATGGTCGAGTGTGCGTTGGGATTCGGGACGCCCGGAAACCGCCGCCTATGTCTGCGAACACTGCGGGGCACTGTGGTCGGACCTAGAGCGCATCGCCGCTGCACGGGCCGGAGAATGGCGCGCAGATGCCCCGTTTGACGGGGTGGTGTCGTTCCACATGCCCGGCCTCATAAGCCCGTTCGTGGCGCTTGCTGACGGCGTGCGCGAGTTCCTTGAAGCGCAGGGCAACCCCGAGCGGCTTAAGACCTGGACGAATACGTTCCTTGGGGAAACGTGGGAGGAAAAGGGCGACAAACTCGACGTGCACGAACTGGCAGGGCGCGATGACTTCGACCTGGACGACGAACTGCCCGAAGGCATTACCGCCCTGACGGCGGGGATCGACGTGCAGGGCGATCGTATCGAAATCGAGGTTGTCGGGTGGGGCGATGAACACGAGTCCTGGTCGATCGACTATCACGTTGTGCGCGGCGATCCGAGCGGACCGCACATTTGGGCGGATTTAGCCGAATACCTCAAGCGCACATGGATACATCCGATATTCGGCGAATTGGCGTTGCGATCCGCATGCATTGATACCGGATATATGACGCAACAGGTATATGCGTTCGTTCGTCTCACACATGGTTGTTTCGCCATCAAAGGTATCAAGGGCGATGAAGGAAAACCGGTTGTTGGAAAGCCGTCGAGGAACAATCCGGCGAAAATAGGCGTGTTTCCGGTCGGAACTATGACGGCAAAGGAATTGGTTTTAGCTAGGCTAAAATCGACGCGCGGCGAGGCTGGATATTGCAACTTCCCTATCGGTCGTGATATTGAGTTTTTCAGGCAAATGACTGCCGAAATGCTCATTCGGCGACTCCATCGGGGGTTTACCAAAAAGGAATGGGTGAAAACGCGTCCGCGCAACGAAGCTTTCGACTGTCGCGTTTATGCGACGGTTGCGCTCGAAATTCTGTCGGTCGATTTGGCAGCGGTGCGCCGCGTCATGTTGCGCGAGCGGGAAAGATTGGATGCGGCGGCGGAACAATCCGAGGCGCCGGAGGCATCGCCGAAACGTCGGCGCGTAAGTTCGTCCGACAGTTGGGCGCAAAGGTGGCGTAATGGCTGACAATCCGTTTGACGTGTCGAATGCTCCGCTGACAATACCGGCGGCAATCATGCAGAACACGTTTGCGCACTGGTACGGGCCGATTTCGCCCGACTATTCCGATCGCCGTTATGAATATCGGTTCAAGCGCAACGCGGAGCGGTCGGGGCAACCCCATGTGGTCGCGGTTGCCGCAAACGGTTATGTGCAGCTAACACCGAATTGGCAGATTGGGGATTATTTCTGGACGTTGGCATTAGTTCGCCAATCTGACAATGCGAGCGTATCAATCGCGACCGGAATGTTGCGGGTTACGCCGGACGCGTCGAGTGGTGTCGATTTTCGGCCACACGCGCGGATCATGCTCGAAAAGATTGAGTCCGTTTTGCAAGGCCGGGCGGATAGTGATGTGCAGTCATACACGATCGGCAACCGTCAGATTACGCGTATGACAATGAAAGAACTGATTAACTGGCGTGATTACTACCGCGCCGAGGTTGCCGCGCTCGACAAGGCGGCTGGCGGCGGACGGTCCGATCGCCTGCAAGTGAGGTTCGTCTAATGTGGCCGTTCACTTCCAAGCGCCCGGCGACGGCGCGTGTTGAGCCCGTTGTGTCCGTTCCTGCGGTCAGTGTTCAAGTTCTGCCCGGTCGCGGCAAGCGGTATGGTGGTGCGTCCGTTGCGCCGCGGTTCGGCGACTTTGACGGTTCGCCGCGATCTGCCGACGCGGAGCTTGTGTTCACGCTCGCCAAGCTCCGCCAGCGGTCGCGCGCATTGCGCCGGGATAACCCGCACGTTGCTCGTTATTTTCAGTTGCGCGAAGACAACGTGATTGGATCGACGGGCATTGTGTTTTCGTCGCAGGCTCGTAACACAAACGACAGTCTGGACGTGACCGGCAATGATCGGGTTGAATCGGCGTGGCGTGATTGGTGCCGTCGTCCAACCGTTGACGGTAAGATGTCATTCAACGATGCGCTGCGACTGATTGATGCGGCGCATGCGTGCGATGGTGATGTGTTCATTGAGTTGGTTACGAACGGCGCATATCGCGACAGTATTGCATTTCAGGTTTTGGAGGCGGATTGGGTTGACGAGACGATGAACCGACCGGCGGTCGGCAATCAAAACCAAATCCGCATGGGCGTTGAGATCGATTCATTCGGCAAGCCGGTCGCGTATTGGTTCCTGACGTACCATCGTGGCGACATGGATTATGCGGTTGGTCGCGAGTTGCACCGTCGCATTCCGGCCGATAGGATCATTCACTTTTACAAGCGCCGTCGCCCTGGTCAGTCTCGCGGCGAGCCGTTGCTCGTCAGCGTGTTGCTCGCGCTCAAGATGGTTGATGGCTATCGGGACAGTGAGATCACCAACCGACGCGTGCGCGCCGCGCTCGGCGGTTTTTTCGAGGAAGAAAGCGGTGACGTTGGTGTGTCCGGCATGGCGGATAATCCGGGCGTCGCGGACGATGAATTGGAAATGTATTTGGAGCCGGGGCAGGTTCGCAAACTGCCGCGTGGTGTGACGTTCAAGCCGTTCGATCCGTCGTCGGGCGGTGAGGATTATGCACAATTTGAAAAAGCCATGCTCCGCGCAATCGCATCCGGTGTGGGCGTTTCGTATGTGTCGCTAGCGAACGATCTTGAGGGCGTATCCTACTCGTCAATTCGTCAGGGAACGTTAGATGACCGTGAACGCTGGATGACCGAACAGGAATATTTGGTCAACCATGTCGTGCGTCCTATATTCGAACGGTGGTTGGCGATGTGGATGTTAAATAATCCGTCATCGCTGCCGTCGTCAAAGTTTGACAAATTCGTAAGTGGCGCGCAGTTTGTTGGTCGTCGTTGGCCGTGGGTTGATCCAGCGAAGGACGTTCAGGCGACTATTTCCGAGCTTGATGCTGGCTTAACGTCGCATTCCGCTGTTGCTAGGCAAAACGGCATGGATTATAGTGACATTGTGAAAGAGATTCAGGCCGACCAAAAGCTATTGCAGTCGGCGGGTGTTAAGTTGGGGATTGTAAGCAATGCCGGGCAATCTACCGCAAAGGAATCAGCGGCAGACGGCGGCGATCCGGGCAGCGGAGCCGAAGACGGTTGACGGTGACGATCGCCGGCTTTGGCTGGCGGTTTCGTCCGAAACGCCCGTCGAGCGGTTTTTCGGTGACGAAATCCTTGTTCACGAACGTTCGGCGATCGATCTGGATTTCTTCGGCAGTGGTCGCGCACCGCTGTTGTTGGATCACGACATGCGCCGGCAGGTCGGCGTTGTTGAGCAAGTTGAGCTTGGTGCGGATAAAGTTCTGCGCGCGCTTGTGCGCTTTAGCAAGTCGAGCGTCGCCAGCGAAATTCTGGACGACGTAAGAGACGGCATACGCGGCAATACGAGCGTTGGCTACGATATTGACGACTATGCTGCGTTGCCGAAAGGCGATGGATACAGAATTACGAAATGGTCGCCGATGGAAGTATCTATCGTGTCCATACCCGCCGACCCGTCAGTTGGAGTCGGGCGCTCGGCTGACATGCCAACCACAACCGTTGAGGTAGTTCGAATGAAACGCGACGAGATTACTGCGCCCGATAACCAGGGCGAGTGCGCCGCTGCGCTGGCGCGTCGGGAGGCGGAGATTGCCGCCAGTGAGGAAGCGGTTGCTGCGCGCGGTGAGGCTATCGCCGATGTGTACGATCTGGCGGCGCGCCACAACATTCCGCGTGCCGAAGTGTCTACTTGGCTGACCACTGAACGCCGCGCGCTCCCGGCCGATCGTCTGTTGGCGCAGTTCCGCGGGTTCGTGCTCGGTAAGCTCGAAGGTCGCCCCCTGGTCGATATGACGACCGGTCTGTCGGCGCAGGAAACCCGCCGGTTCTCGCTGTTCAAGCTTCTGCGCGCGATGACCGATCCGGACACTTCCACCACGCGCGCCGCCGCCTTCGAACTGGAAGCGTGCGACGCGGCGCAACAGGTCGCAGCCAAGCACGGGATTGTGGGCAGGGGTGGTCATCGTCTGCCGGATGAAATCCTACTGAACTGGTCGCTGGCGTCGTCGCCCCTGGTCAACGGTAAGCGTGTGCTGAACACGTCCGACGACGCGGCGATTGTGCCGACCGAATATCTGGCAGGGTCGTTTATCGATCTGTTGCGTAAGAACACGTCGGTGATGCGTGCCGGTGCCACGATCCTGTCGGGTCTGCACGGTTCGCTGGAAATCCCCAAGCAGACGGCGAGCGGGTCGGCGGCGTGGATCACTGCCGAGGATGGTTCGGCGACTGCCACGGAACCGACATTCGGTCAGGTGACGATGGCGCCGCACGATCTGGCTGCGTACGTCGATATGACGCGGCGCATGATGCAGCAATCGTCGCCCGCCATCGAAAATCTGGTGCGTAACGACATTCTCAATTTCATGCGCCTTGAAGTCGATCGCGCCGGGCTTGAGGGTTCCGGTTCGGCCGGTCAGCCGAAGGGTGTTCTGTCGCAGGTCGGTATCAACAAGCCGACTAATTTCGCCGCGGTCACGCCGACCTGGGCCGAAGTCGTCGCGATGGAAACAGCCGTGGCCGACGATGAAGCTCTTGAGGGTGCGCTCGCCTATATCGGCCGCACCAACATGCGCGGTTCGCTCAAGACGACGCCGAAGGTTGCCGGTCATCCGGTGTTCATCATGGATGGCGCCGGTAATGAACTGAACGGGTATCCGTACGTCGCGAGCAATCAGGGTACGGACGGCAACCTGTATTTCGGCAACTGGGCAAACCTGCTTATCGGGTTCTGGTCAGGGCTTGAAATTGCGGTCGATACGGCCGGTGCGCTCGCGCTTAAGGGTGCCAAGCGGATCATTGCGTTTCAAACGATGGATGTGGCAGTTCGCTACGCCGAGTCGTTCTGTTGGAACTGTAAGGCGCCGTAATCGGTGCGTCGTTCGCTCGGGAGGGTGTGCAACGCTCTCCCGTTCTCCCAACCAATCGGAGTGTCCGAAATGACGGACTATATTGTTACCCGCGGGTTTTCGGTCGGGCGCGACGTGTTCGTTGTCGATCAGGTCGTTTCGGGCGACTTTCTGGCGGATGCGATCGGCGGGCAGGGGATGGTTCGGAACTTCCTGCATACTGGGCGCGTCCGAGCCGTGGAACCCATCCAGCCGCCTGTTGGCGTCGGTGGGGCGGTTCCTGTCGATCCCTCGCCGGCCGAGCGTGAGGCAGGGCTTGAGCTTCCGGCGAGCGTCCTGGCGGCGCAGGCAGGCCCTGCCGGGATCGGGGAAATCCCCGTACCCGTCGCGCCGGCACCGACCGTCAATGACGCCAAGAGCAAGGCGGCGGGGAAGTGAACTCGTCGTTCGCTCGCGATCTGTCGGCCGTTTTCAGCACGGCCGACTTTGGCGAATGCGCCATTGTCGAAAATGTCGGTAACATCACGGGCATTTTCGACAATGGCGAGTTTCTGACGGACGACGATGATTACGGCCATCAGAGCGTACGTCGTCGTGCGACGTTTACCACTCGCGCGAGCTACGGGATTGAGGAAGGCGCGACAATTACAGTCCGCGGTGTGCAATACGTCGTTAAGTATCCGGTTGACGACGGGGCGGGTGTGGTCGAATTGCAGTTGGAGCGGGCGGAATGACTAATCGCAACGATATTCGCGAGTATGTCGCTGACGCATTGTCGGCAATTGCTCCGAACATCTATCCAAGCCGGGGATATGCAACGGCGGGTGCAAGCCTGCCGGCGGTTGTCGTCTACACACCGCGCGAGCGGGTCGAGTATCAAACGATCGGCGCAACTGTTCGTTCGCAGCGCGAGCCGCAAGTGATTGTCGAGTATATGTGCGAAGGACCGTCCAGCGTAATCGAGTCGCTGCTAGACGATGCTGCCGATGAAATCGAGGCGGTGTTGTTGCGCGATATGTCGCTCGGCGGGTTGGTCGAAATTATGATGCTGACCGGTAGCGAAAGCACCGTGCAGACTGACGATAAGAGCGGGCTTCCGCTTGGGATCATTCAGTTGACGTTCACCGCGCAGTATGGCGCACAAATTGAGGTAGTTTGAGCCATGTCGGTTACTCGCGGGCGGGAAGGAACGGTTAAGGTCGGCAGTGCTGCGGTCGGGGAAATTCGCGACTGGACACTGACCGAGTCGACCGAAATTGCCGATGTTTCCACACTCAACAGTCAGGACGAAAAGACGATTGGAACGCTCAATCGTCGGACCGTCAAGTTTGAGTGCTTCTATGATCCGACCGACGCGACGCAAAATATGTTCGTGCCGGGCGCGCAAATGACCGTGATTCTCGTATCAGCAACCGGCAAGCAGCGGTCCGGCGGGATCACGGTCGAGGAAGTCGAAATTGCGCAGGGTGGCGTTACCGGCGTCGTCGGTAAGTCGATTACTGCGCGCGGCAATGGGGCTTGGACGTAATCATGTCGTTGATCGAAAAAATCCAGTCGGCGCAGTCGCGGGACACTCGGCTTGAAGTGAACATTCCGCGTTGGGGTGAAACGCTGTACTTTAAGCGCATCTCGTCGCGCGACGTTGACAACTGCAAGCGCAAGTATCCGGATATGAAGGATGTTCCGTTGCTGCAATCGCTTGTCGGCATTGTGGTCGATTTTGCCGAACTGGAAGACGGCACGAAGGCGTTTACGCTTGAGCACAAGCCGTTGCTCATGTCCGAGCCGGTCGAAGTGATTAACCACATCATTTCGTCAATCATGCCGTCTGGAATGGACGCAATCGCCGAGGAAGCCGAAAAAAACTGATAGACGATCCGCAACTTTGGTTGTGCGCGCTAGTTGCGGATCGGTTCGGCCAACGACTTGCAGATGTGCTCGATTGGCCGATTGAGGAAGTCGCGACATGCATTGCATATATGAAGCTGCGGGCCGAGGCGGAACGTAAAGAATGATTAAGGCGTTCGGTTTCGTATTCAGCGCGACAGACAAGACCAAGGCTGCACTATCGAGCATTCAGAGCGGCTTTAGCAACCTGTTGTGGGTGTCACGTCGCACACAACAGGCATTGGACAACACAAACGTCGTCGTGGTGCAATTCGGACGCGGCGCAGAGTCGGCCGGGCGATCAGCGTTTGCCGCTGGCGGCGGCTTCAAAAACCTGTCGTTTCAGGCGGCAGACTTGGCGGTTGTGCTCGGCAACGGTCAGGATGCCTTGCAGGCAATTGCCCAACAGGGACCGCAAATTCTTTCGACGTTCGGCACGGTCGGTGCGATGTTCGGCGCCGTGGTCGCGGTTGTCGGCACGCTCGGCTATGTCGCTCGAAAGTCGGGCGCAGACCTGTCGGTTCTGGCAGAAGCTGGCGGTGTTCTGGCGCCCGTATTCTCTGGCATCGCTGCCGCTATGTCGAGCGCGGCAAATGTGGCGATCGATGCAGTTAATTTGATCGTCAACAACCTAGACCGTCTCGTCATCGCCGGGACAGTTGCCGTGGCGCTTTACGGCGCCAGTTGGGTGCGCGCGTTCGGAATGGCGCGTTTGGCGACTGTCGGCTTTAGCGGTGCCTTGAACGTTCTGCGCGCTGTAATGGTTCGATTGCCGTTTGTCGCAATCGTCATGGTCGCGACCGAACTGATTTTCCGGTTCATGCAGTTGGTCGAGGGTGCCGGCGGTTTTGCCAAGGCCCTATCCCTGGTCGCAGATGTGGGCAGGGAAGCATTCGACCGACTCGAGCAAGCCGGCGCCGCGGTCGGCTATGCGCTGGTGCAGGTCGCTTGGCAGATTCGCGCGGCGTTCCTCGAAGCGTTCGCGTTCATTCAGGGCAAGGCGGTTGCGCTGACGCAGGGGCTCGCAAACATCCTCGGTCCGCAATTTTCCGGAGCGATCGGGCTGGACACGCGACTCGACGCAATGTCCGGCGGGTTCAAAGACGCGGAAAAAGCTGCCGCCGACGCTCAAGCGGTCGCCGATTCATTCGGTCGATCGGCGCAGATGGCGTCCCAAGCAGCACAAGCGCCACTGACGAGCGTCAACGCAATTGCAGATGCGTTGAATAGCGTTAAGGACGTTCAGGTTGACGTGCGCGATCTGTTTAACGGTTCGGGTGGTATCGGCGAAGCGGTCGGCGCGGCCGGTGACAAGGCGTCCGAAGCGGCGAACAAGTTCAAGGATTTTGCCGGGAAAGCGACGATTGATTTCGCAGCATCCGTGCGCGATGTGGCCGACAACCTGACGCAACCAATCGGGCAAGGACTCATGGATTTGGTGCAGGCGACGAAATCGCCTGTTGATGCGTTCAAGTCAATGGCGACGAGCATCATTGCCGAATTGTATCGTATCCTGGTGGTGCAAAAGATCGTCAACGCAGCGGCTACATGGCTCGGCGGTACTGGTGAGGGTGGCGATACTGGCGTGCTCGGAAACATGCTGCCGACAACGACAATCGTTCAGAACCGGGCGAGCGGCGGCAACGTGACGGCCGGGCAGCCGTACCGGGTGAATGAGAACTATGGTTCGGGCAAGGGTGAATTGTTCATCCCTGGTCAGTCCGGCAAAATCAGCAACACCGGGGGTGACGGTGGGCAAACGGTCGTCATCAACCAAAATATCTATCTGTCAACCGGCGTGCAAGAGACTGTACGGCGCGAGGTTGCGGCGGCGGCACCTAAAATCGCGAATGCATCGCGAGAAGCCGTCTATGTCGCGCGTAGACGGGGTAAAGCAGTATGACGGTTCAATATCCGATTTTGGCACCTTACCAGTTCGCGCGGACGATTGAGATTTCGCAAGCCGATCTGGTGCGCGAGAGTGTGTCGCCGTACACTAAAAAGGGCCAGTTCCTCGATTATGGCGTCGGGTGGTGGGAAATCACGATCACCATCCCGCCAGTGCCGCGCAGGCAGGGCGGACAGGCATGGTTCGCATTCCTGACGAAGCTTGCGGGTCGGCGCGGCACGTTCCAGTGTCCGATCCTCAACCACACGGTGCCGCTCGGCGAGGCGGCGGAGAACCCTGGTGTTCCGCGCGTCAACGGCGCTGGACAGGACGCGTCATTTCTCGACGTTGACGGTCTGCCGGCGAACACGCACGGCTATCTTGATGAGGGTGACTTAATCCAAGTCGGGACGCGTCTGTATGCGGTGACGCGACGGTGTGACTCCGGAATGGACGGTTCCGCACGCATCCACATCTGGCCGAACACCGAAGGCGATCACGCCGATAATACGCCAATCATCGTCAGTAACGCGATGGGGTTATTTCGCCTGAAAGACAACGTTCGTTCGATCAGTATCGAGACATTCAACAAGTACGGGATGACGCTCAACGCGGAGGAAGCTCGCTGATGCCACGCGCCATGTCCGCCGCCCTGATCGCGGCATTCACACAAGAGACTGTCCGCCCATTTCGTGCAATCAAGGTCGAGTTTCCGTCGCTGACGCTTCGGCTTTGGACGGGTGTTAACACGCGCGAGTTTGCCGGCGAGACATATATCGGCGGCGGTGCGGCGCTGGCGTTCGGCGAGGTTGAGGAAACCGGCAGCATCGAAGCGGTTGGAACGAAGGTCGTTTTGTCGGGGATCGACTCGAGCCTGATTTCGCTCGCGCTCAACGAGCCGTACCAGGGCGCGCCTGTTACACTCTATCTCGGCGAACGGACCGTTCCGAACGAAATTGTCCAGCTAGGTTCCGGCACGTTGGACCAAATGTTGATCGAAGACGATCCGTCGTTCACTTCGATTACCGTTCATATCGAGAATATCTTGATCGATTTGGAGCGTCCGCGCGTACTTCGCTACACGCACGAAGACCAACAGTTAGTTGCGCCCGGCGACATGGTGTTTGAATTCGTCGCCGAAATTCAGAACAAAGAAATCAACTGGTCGTAATCATGTCCGATCCGTACACCCGTTTTGCCGAATATGTCGAGAGTATCGCGCGCGAGCCGTTCTGTTATGGCGTGTATGACTGCTTGATATTCACGAACAATGCAGTTCGTGCGCTGACCGGCAACGGCTTCGCAGACGACATTATCGGTCGGTATTCGCAACGCGGTGCGGTGTTGCACGAACGTAAGTTGATCGACACGTTCGGGTTTCGGTCATTCCCGGATTTTCTAGATAGTAGGCTAAAACGGATCGACCACATCAATATGCCCCGCGGCAGCGTGGTCGCAATTGCTCGTCAATCGGTTCCATATTACGCTTTAGGAATCGCTTTCGGTTCAGGTATAGTAACGTGTGCCGATTATGGCACATCCTGGGTTGATCTTGATTTGGCGGTAATGGCATGGACGGCTTTCGGCGAAACCTGACTGGTATTTTGTTCGCCACGTCGGCTTTATGCTGGCCGATCCCCGCCGTTGCCGATCCTGTCACCGTTATTACGATCGTTGCAAGCGCCGCATTTTCGGCAACCACGATCACCGCGGCGGCAATCACGTTCAGTTGGGCAACCTTTGCGGCAAGCGCGGCGCTCGGCGGTGCACTGTACGCATTGGGACAGTCAATGCAGCGGTCGCCGTCAATGGCTGTTCAAGACCGCACAACGAATATTCGCCAATCAATCGGCGTGCGAATGACGCATTACGGACGCGTCCGGCATGGCGGTCAGTTGATTTTCGCGTGCGAGTCGGGCGGAAAAGACGACATTGGCGACGGCGATGACCGCGACGAAAAATATTTGCATCTTGTGTTCGCGATGGCTGGTCATCAGATTGACGGATATGAAAAATGGTATATCGGCGACGAAGAAACCAAGTTTGACGAAGAGTCCGGACGCCCTGTCGAAGACAGTGATTATCACCTGTTTGTTCGTCGTCGGTTCAATCTCGGCAGGGCAGATCAGGTTGCGTTCCCCGAACTGATCGCGGAGTCGGACGGCAAATGGACGGAAGCACACCGCGGCGTCGGCATTCCGCTGGTCTATTGGCGGTTGCGTCAAAACGCTACAGTGTTTAAGTCGGGCATCCCGAACCTGTCGTGTGTTCTGCGCGGTAAGCAGGTTCGAAATTTGGCAACTGGCGAGCGCGTATGGTCGGAGAACGCCGTTTGGTGTCTAGCCGATTATCTCCGCACTCTCGGAACGACGCTCGGACAGTTACAGTCATCTAGTTGGACTGCCGGCGGTGCCGTTGCGGATGAGGATGTGCCGAAGCGGCTCGGCGGGAAAGGTAAGCGATACACGTGCAACGGCACGATCGCTGCGGATACCGCGCCGAAAAACGCGCTTGAGGATTTGTGCACGACGCTCGGCGAAGGGTGCATCGTCTGGACAGGCGGCAAGTGGCAGATGAATATCGGCGCCTGGACGCCACCTGTTCTCGCGCTGACCGAGGCGGATTTGCGCGGCCCGGTCAAGGTGCAGACGCGCTATAGCGCGGCCGACAATTTCCAGTTGGTCAAAGGGACGTTCATCGGCCCGGAAACCGACTATGCGCCCGATAGCTATCCTGCGGTGAAACTGTCAAGCGTGACGGATGTTACGCAAGCGCAGGCGATTGAATATCAGTTACCATTCACCGCGTATTCGCCAGAAGCGCAGCGGTTGGCGAAAGCTAGACTGTATCGTCAACAGGAACAGATTGTTCTAACGACAACAATCGGCTTGCGCGGTCTAATGTTCGGGATTGGCGACAACGTTCGGTGGAACCTGTCGCGTTTTGGATTTGATAACAAGCTATTTGAATGCAGAAACTGGAAGTTCTCACATACGTCTGACGGCGAAATGTTCATTGATGTGACGTTCCGTGAGACTTCGGTTGGCGTATGGCAATGGAACGCTGACGAACGGGAATTTGAACGCAACAATACGACGTTGCCCAATCCGCGATACGCGCCGCCGCCAAGTATTACACTATCGTCGGAAATCCGGCAGGCAAACGAAAACGTCGTTGGTATGCTGCAAATCGAGCTTGGATCAACATTCGGATCGCTCGGATTGTACGAAGTTCAATACAAACGATCCGATAGGGCGCGCTGGATTTCGCTTGGACGCCAGAATAACCGGGTGTTCGAAATTGCTAATGTCCAAGCTATCCCTTACGATATTCGCGCACGTGTTACAAATGTGTTCGGCGTTCCGAGCAATTGGCGCACGATCACGAACTATGTTCCGAGCGCATTCACCGATCCGCCGGCCGACGTACAGGACTTTGATTGCACCGTCACGGGGAACACGCTTGTCTTGAGTTGGACGGCCGTTCCGGACCTTGACCTGTCGCACTATATCATTCGCTGGTCGCCGGATACCAACGGCGCAACATGGGCAGAGACGACTGGTGTTGTCGCTCGGGTGGCGCGTCCTGGCACAAGCGTATCGCTGCCAGCGCGGAGCGGGTCGTACTTCATTCGCGCCGTCGATAAATTCGGAAACAAATCGGTCGGCGCCACTGTGGTCGCTACCACGATCCCGGATAACGACGGATATAACGCGATTTTGCGGGTGAATGAATCACCGGCGTTCCGTGGGGCGATGCTGAACACCGAGCTTCGTTCCGGACCGTTGTCGGGTCTTATCCTGTCTTCGGATATTGTTCGTGGTATTTATACGTTTGAGGATATTCAGGACGCGGGTGCGGTGTATTCAGTTCGTGTTAAGTCGATTGTTGCAATTAAGAAATTCGACCGTAGTCCAGTGCTGTTTGACAGTGTTGACGGTCTGTTTGATGCTCGCTCCGGATTGTTTGAAGATTCATATAATATTGACGGGCTGGATGCGCAGGTTGAAATTGGGCACCGCAACACGAATACCGACGATTGGTCGCCTTGGCGTCGTGTGACAAATGGACTGTACATCGGCAGGTACTTTCGTTTTCGTTGTGTGCTGACGAGCGAAACGGTTGATGTGTCGCCAATGGTCACAAACTTGTCCGTCAGCTTGGACATGCCGGATGCGCAACAGTCTGGCGCGGATGTAATCGCACCAGTGTCAGGAATGGACGTTGAATTTAGCGCACCGTTCCGCACGCTCGGATCGCTTGGTGTTACGATGCAAGACGCAAATCCGGGCGATTACTACCGCATAACATCAAAATCTAGGACAGGCTTCACAATTCGCTTCTATAATTCGAGCGGAACCGGTATATCTAGAACGTTCGATTGGATGGCTCGCGGTGTTGGTAGGGCGATATGACACAAAGCAATCTGCACGTCGCTAATCAGTCGTTTCCGAATTTTCGCTCCGATTTGAATACGGAACTGCGGTCGCTTGCCACTAACAATATGGGCGCGACTGAACCAACCATCACCTATGAGGGGATGTGGTGGTTTGATACCACCAGCGGGCTATTGCGCATTCGGAATAAGGACAATACCGGCTGGATTAGTGTGTTCGATCTGTCGGCCGTTGCGTTCCGCGGTAATATTTTGCTACCTGCCGGCAATGCCGCGGCGCCATCTTTAGCGTTCAGTGAGAGTCAGAAAACCGGCATTTATCGGATTGCGGCCGATGTGATGGGCATGACTGCCGGTGCATCCGGTGTGGTTGTGCGTATTGCTGCGGATCAAGTGCGCATTTACAAGGAAATATTCGCCGATCTGCAAGTGCGGTCAGCGGTTGGGTTTCGCGCACCGGCCGATGACGGACCGGCAAAACCCGGATATTCCTGGGACGGCAGTACGAATACCGGCATATACCGGCTTGGTGCTGATATGATCGGGTTCAGTAGCGGCGGCTTGCGTAAATTGGCGGTCACTCCCGACCGCGTGCAAGTCGATGCTCCGCAATTGACGACGCCTGCGGGCACTAAGGCGTTACCCGGTCTGACGATTGGTGGGACTACGATCGGTTTTCGGCTCGGCGGTGATGGTAATGTGTATTTTACGTTTGCAGGTACGGACGTTCTGTCAATTCGTGCGGGTGGGTTAATTCGTGCTGAAACTGGCGCACAGTTGCAGGGTGACGGATCGGGAATTTCACCGCTCAATGCTAATGCGGTTCTTAGCGTTCTCGCGGATGCTGCGCTTGCTGACCGCGGGACGTTCGCACTCCTTACGCGCCTGAACGGTACGACTGGATTTACGGCCGGGCTCACCTATGCCGGCTCCGATTTGCGATACGCAGGCATTGCGTCGGATGGATCAATCCAGACGGGCGGCAACGGTCCGTCTGGATCATGGATGGCGCTTGGCTATTGCGGCGCCGTCAGCAAGCCAACGACGCTTTTCAAGAGGGTATGACGATGGCACACCGCGGCCCGTACCGATGGAACGATGAAGCGCATACGATGATCGTATGCGAAAAATGGGCCGAACAACTCGGTATGTGGGTACCATTCGCTGCGCTCATTAAAGGTGTTGACAACGACACTAACGATCAAGCGTTGGCGGAAGATATTTGGAGCCGGATTGTATCTGGCGAGATTATCCCGTTACCACCGCCTGCGGTTGATCCGCAGGCGCAGCGTGAGGAAATGGTTATCGGTCCGCTGCAATTCCGGCGAGGAATGCGTGACTTTCCGTTGCCGCGTCCATTGCCGCCGCAGTTTGCCGGTGCTGCCACGCTGCGCGATGTTTACGACATGGTGATTAACGATTCAGAAATTCCGGGCGAGACGAAGGACGAACTTGAATATGCGATCGTCATTGAACGGTTGAATCCGACCGTTTCGTCTTTTCTGGCGCTACTCGGGTGGTCTGAAACTGACGGTGACGATTTTTTCCGTCATTGCATGGGGAAGTGACTAAATGGCGATGAATAAGACTACGCACGCAATCGCGGCGGTGCTGGATACGATCCTAGTTCCGGCGTCGAGTGTGACGCGTCCGGCCGCGCTCTATCTGGCGTTACACACTGGCGATCCGGGAGCGGATGGTACCGCCAACGAACTGTCGGTTGGCAACGGTTATGGGCGCAAGCTCATCACGTTCGATGGTTCAGCGGTCCCGTATGTGAGCGAGTTGGATGCGCTTTACGGTCCGTGCACCACGTTGGCATGGGGCAATTGCACGCATGCGTCAATCTGGGACGCGGAGACGGGCGGTAACGCTTGGTATGAAGGACCGCTGACGACGGCTCGTTATATCGACGTTGACGATCAGTTGCGCATTCCGGCCGGCGACGTTCAGGTCAGCGAAAACTAATCGTGTCGGATTGGCTCGCCATCGGCGACGACGTTGCGACGATCGGTCCGACTGTCGGGCTGATCGGAGCGCAACCGTCTGCGTTCAATGTGGCGGGCGGGTCTGGTCTGACGGTTGATGCGAACCCGGCGATCGTTCGCGTCTTCGACTCCGCTCTGTCCCTCTCCGGCGGCTCGGGCGGCTCGCTGGCAGGGTTCCGCCGCCGTGGCGCGGCGCTGGTAGTCGCGGGCGGTAGCTCGACAGTCTCGGCCGGCACTCGCCGCCGTGGC